TTCGACGACAAGCCCTGGTAACTGGATATTCTTTTGGGGAGGCGGAGGTCAATCCCTCCAGTCGATGTGCTACAACATGGCCAATGGTAACGGAGTCTGCACGATTTCGTCCACGTGCAACTGCACTCAGGCGAGACCTTGCTACACGACTGAATATCCGATAAATGGTGTTCCATGCTGTGCACCAGGTTTGTTTTTTCTCCTGACGGAGAAAGAACCCGGTTTAATAAAACTGACGTTTTTATGAACTAGAAGTCGATTTTAGTTTGCAGAATAAGGACACCGGAGAGACTAAACAGATCTCCCTGACCTTAATCGGTAAGCTAACCCTTTTTTTTTGAAAATTGTATTTTTTCATTGACAAGAAAAAAAAATTCTAGTTGCCGACACTGTACAAAGCGTTACTGGAAACCCAAGCGGGTCTACTTCAAGCGTAACAACTCATTCTCCTTCCAATGCAACGTCGTCCTACTATTCGATGACGACGGCATTGTATACAACAACTGTTCTAACACCTTCTTTTCAGTCTGATTCGAATCCGCAATTTATTCCATACGTCGTAATGATCAGTTTCCTCTTGTGTCTATATTACCTGATCGATACTTGCATCCATGTGATCTATTAAAAAAGCGGCTTTTGCTCTTTCCAATAAAAAAAGATCCTTTTTTTTTTAAATTGACACCCGTCACTCGTCGTACATCTGGCGATGGTGGTGGTGGTGATGAGGAGGGTAATCTGGAGGATCTTGAGATGGGCGATGAACGAGCTGACTCTGTTCCTGTTCTGGGATAAATCCACCCGTTCCTGGTAGCAGCTGATCTTGTTGATATTCTTGAACGTATTGAGGTTGAGGTTGAGGTTGATAGAGAGCTTGCCCAAATTGATCCGTTCGTCCTCTAGGAACGTTTACCCGACCATATCTCTGAGATGATCCGTAGGTCGTAGAATTGTTACGTTCATTGTCCGAATCGGATGCCTCGGAACCAGATTCGTTTGCTCTATTACTAGGTTTAACAAAAACGTTAGTTTTTTTTAACCGGGTTGTTTTTTTTTCCTGAGAGGGAAAAAAAAAACAACAATATACCTCGATGGTGGGGCCCATACCAGGATGACGCACATGATGATGATCAGCAACAAGAGGAAGCTGGCAATGATGGCCAATGCCTGCCACCATTGGAGTCCAATGATC